AAAGATTGTAAGATATACCGGCCTTACGAAAGAAACAATAGAAAATTTGGAAACATGACTGAATACAAGCCATAAATAAAGCGGATACCTTGACAGTTAAGGTATCCGCTTTTTGGTGTGCGCCCGACGGTTTCCGGGTTTGTTTTTTGTACAATTCCTTTGGGCATATCAGAGGGAAGGGCGTGCATAGAATGGAACGAAGAAATGCGGCGGCACATGGCCACCGGACAGGAAGGCGGAGCGGCCGGATGGTGTCCTACATCCGCTCCAAGGGTTAAAAGAGCGGCCGCGCACAGGATACGGAAAAACAAAAAATCCGTGGACAGGCGGCACGGAGTTATGTTAAGATAAGCCCAACAGGACGAAACAGCGCCCCCGCTGTGAAAGTGTTTTGCTGGTCGGAATACTTTGACAGACAGGAGGTAGGTGTATGGAACAGGACAGCAGGAAGATGCTTTCCGCTGACGGCGCAAGGACGTGGAACGCCGCGGGGTATGTGCGCCTTTCCCGCGAGGACAATGCCCTCGGAGAGGGCATGGACAAGGAGGAAAGCAACAGCATCACGGGCCAGAAGGCTCTGATCCGTGACTATTTAAGCCGCCACCCGGAAATCCGGGAGTGCGGCATGTGGGTGGACGACGGTTTTTCCGGGTCCAGCTTCGACCGCCCCGCATTTAAGGGAATGATGGAGGACTTGAAAGGCGGGAGGGTGGACTGCATCATCGTCAAGGACCTTTCCCGGTTCGGCAGGAACTATCTGGACGCAGGGGAATATATCGAGAGGATATTCCCGTTTCTCGGCGTCCGGTTCATCGCAATCAACGACAACTACGACAGCCTGAACGGCAACACGGAGTCTGACGGGCTTGTAATCCCATTCAAAAACCTGATAAACGAGGCATACTGCCGCGACACGTCGGTAAAAATCCGCAGCCAGCTTGAAGTCAAGCGTAGGCGCGGGGACTTCACCGGTTCTTTTGCCGTGTACGGATACCGGAAGGATCCGGACAACAAAAACCGTCTGTTGGTGGACGAGTTTGCCGCCGACGTGGTGCGGGACATTTTCCGGTTGAAACTGGAGGGAGTGAGCGCGGGGGATATCGCGGACCGCCTGAACGCGGAGGGCATCCTCGCGCCCATGGACTACAAGAAGTCGAACGGGGAGAGGTACGCGACGCCGTTCCGCGTAAACGCGCGCTCCGCATGGAACGCGACGACGGTGCTGCGGATACTGAAAAACCCGGTCTATACGGGGGTGCTGGAGCAAGGGAAGAACACCACGCCGAGCTACAAGGTAAAACGGCGCATAGAGAAGCCGAAAGACGAGTGGGCGGTGGTCGCGGACGCGCATGAGGCGGTGGTGGAGCGTGCGGACTTCGACACGGTGCAGAAGGTACTGGCGACAGACACGCGCACAAGCCCCGGGCGCGCAAAAGTGGAGCTGTTCTCCGGGCTTGTGTACTGCGGGGAATGCGGCGCGCCGATGGTGCGCAAGACCGTTCCGTCCGGGAAAAGGAAGTACGTCTACTATGTCTGCGGGGCGCACAAGGAGAGAAAGACATGCTCCCCGCACAGGCTGCGCGACTCGGTGCTGGAGGAAGTCGTGCTTACCTCCATAAAGGCGCAGATACAGGCGGTGGCAGACCTGTCCGCGCTCCTTAAAAGGGCGGGGGAGGCGCTCCTTAAGAAAGCCGGCGTAAAGAAGCTGGAGGAGCGCCTGGACAAAAAGCAGGAGGAGGCGGAGCGTTACGGGAGGCTCCTGTCCTCCCTTTATGAGAACCTCGTGGACGGCGTGATTGACCGGGAGGAATACGCAAAGCTTAAAAAAGACTATGCCGCGCTGCGCGGACAGTCAGAGGAACAGGCGGAAGGCATCCGCGCGGAGATGAACCGCGTCATGGAATGCGGAACGGGGGGACGCGCGTGGATGGAGCGGTTCAGGGAGCAAGGGAACCTTGCGGAGCTTGACCGAGCGGTTGTCGTGTCTCTTGTCGAGAGGATATTCATCTATAAAGAAAAGAAAGTGGAGATTGCCTACCGGTGGCAGGACGAATACCGGCAGCTTGCGGGGCTCCTTGAAGGTATAGGCACGGAACTTCCCGGCGGAACGGACGGGCATGGGAAGGGGGCGGTGTAGGATGGCGAGGACGAAACGAAAAACCAACCCCCTAAACCCCGCAGCCCCTGCCCCTGTGGGCGGGACGGCGGCGCACATCTACCGCGCGGGCGGCTATATCCGGCTCTCCGTGGAGGACAGCGGGAGGCCGGGCGCGGACACGGTGAAAAACCAAGAGGAGCTTGTCACGGGGTACATAGCCGGACAGCCGGACATGGAGCTGCGCGGGCTGTACTGCGACAACGGGGAGACGGGTACGGACTTCGGGAGGCCGGGTTTCGACCGCCTCATGGGCGATGTGAAAGCGGGGGAAATCGACTGCATCGTGGTGAAGGACCTCTCGCGGTTCGGGCGTAACTACCGCGAGACAGGGAATTATCTGGAGAGGATATTCCCGTTCCTCGGGGTGCGCTTCGTGGCGGTGTCAGACCATTTCGACACGCTGACGGCGCAGCGGGGCAGCGACGGGTACGTCGTGCCGCTCAAGAACATCATCAACGAGGTGTACAGCAGGGACATCTCCCGCAAGTCCGGCACGGCGCTTGCCGTGAAGCAGAAGAAGGGCGACTTCATCGGCACATGGGCGGCCTACGGGTACAGAAAACGCGCGGACAACCCGCACAGGATTGAGCCGGATGAGGAAACCGCGCCGGTGGTGCGCGACATATTCAAGTGGCGGATGGAAGGGATGGGGTATGCGCAGATTGCGCGGAAATTAAACCGGGCGGGGATACCGTCCCCCTCGCGCTACCATTACCTGAAAGGCGACACTGTGGCGGAGAGCCGTGCCAACGTGTCGTGGTGTGGGGAGGTGGTGAAAAACTTGCTTGCAAACGAAGTTTACCTCGGCCATACAGTGCAGGGGAGAAAACGCCAGTCCTTTTATGAAGGGAAACGCCAGATGGTATTGCCGGAGTCTGAATGGACGGTGGTACGTGACACGCATGAGGCCCTCATTGACATGGACACGTTCCGCACCGTGCAGGAGATTGGGCAGGAGCGGAAAGTGGCGTACAGGGAGCGTATCCGGAAGAATGACGGCTCCGTGAAGACACCAAACATCCTGATGAAGCTCGTATTCTGCGCGGACTGCGGCAGACCCATGGTGCGGTACAGGTCGGCGAAAACGAAAACTAAGGGGGTAAAGTATTTTTTTATCTGCAGGACTCATGCGGCAGACCCGCAGAGCTGCCCGAAAAAGTACATGCCGGAAACGGACCTGCACGGGATTGTGTGGGAGACGCTCCAAAGGCAGCTTGCGCTTGCGGGGGAGTTTTCCGAAAGGCTGCGCCGCTACCGCCTTTCACCGAAAGCCGCCGATGCCGGAGCGGCGGTGCAAAGGGAGGAGGCGGACGCGGAAAAGGCGTTAAAGCGGGCACAGAACCTTTATGACAGCCTCTACCCCATGTACGCGGAGGAGAAGGCCCTGACGGAGGGGGAGTACATGCGCCTAAAACAGGAGTACCGTGAAGAAATACGGCAAGCAGGGAACCGGCTGGATGCGGCGCGGGAGAGGAAAAGGGAGCTTGCGGCGCGGATGGAGGAAAACCCTTGGATTGGGGGATGTTCAGCTTTCAGCGGCGCGGAGGGGCTTACGGAAGAAATGGCGCACGCGCTCATCTCCCGCATCGAGATTGGCGCGGACAATACCGTGTCCATCACCCTGCGCTATCGGGATGAATACAGGCATCTGGCAGAACTTTTGGGCAGGAACGCGTCGGGAGGGGGAGAGCTTGAATGAGGGCGGAGAAATTTGTCGTGGCGAAATATTTAAGGCTTTCCTTGGAGGATACGGATTTGCGCACAGGGGCAAAGGAGGAATCCGACAGCATCGCCAACCAGAGAAGCCTCTTGGATGACTTCATTAGCGGAAAGCGGGAGTTTGCGGGTGCGGAGGTGGTCGAGTTCTGTGATGACGGGTGGAGCGGGAAGAATTTTGAACGTCCGGGAGTAAAAGAGATGCTGGAGCAGGTGAAGGAGGGGAGGATACAGTGCATCGTGGTGAAGGACCTCTCGCGCTTCGGGCGTGACTATCTCACTGTCGGCAACTACATCACCCGCGTGTTCCCGTTCCTCGGCGTTCGGTTTATCGCCGTCAATGACGGTCTTGACAGCTCCCGTCCCATGGATGTGGACAGCCTTGAGACTTCCTTCAAGACGCTGATTTATGACCTTTACAGCCGTGATTTGTCAAGGAAAGTGCGTCAGGCGCACCGTCTGCTGGCTGAAAAGGGGGATTTTTTTGGAACTTACGCGCCGTATGGGTATGTCAGAGACCCCGACAACAAAAAGCGGCTCAGGATTGACCCGGAGGCGGCCGCGGTGGTGCGGCGCATCTTCCGCATGGCGGGGGAAGGGCATAACACGACGGAGATAGCCCGCACGCTGAACGACGGGCATGTCCCGACGAGAATGATGCACAAGCGGGAGACAGGCTGCAGCCGCACGGAGTGGTCACAGATTGGCGCTGACAATTTCTGGACAAAGGATGCTGTCACAACCATCCTCCGGGATGAACGCTACCTTGGAAAGAATACATTCGGAAAACGTACCCGCGTCGAGGTAGGGAGCATGCGCATGGTCAAGGCGGCGCGCTCGGAGTGGATATCTGTGGAAGGGACACATGAAAGTATTGTGACCCGCGAGGAGTTTGACTGTGCGCAGGAGCGTTTAAGGACGTTCAAGGAAATGGACGCAACGCGCACCCTGGGAAAAGGGAGGGCGCTGTTCAAAAAAGTAAGGTGCGGCGTATGCGGACGCATCATGCGCCGCGAGAATAGGAAGGCTCCTTATTATGTGTGTCATACCCCGCGCTACGTATCCGGGTGCGGATGCCCGAAAGAGCGGATGCCGGAAAATGAGCTGCTCGGAGTCATCCGCATGAGCCTCCGTACACAGGCGCTTTACGCAGTGGATGCGGACAGGGTATGGGAGGAGAAGCGGCGCGGCATGGCGGGTAATGCCGAAAACATAAACAAGGCGCTTGCGGGCCTTAAGAATACACGCGGGGAACTGGATAACCATATCCGTGCGCTGTATGAGAAGTTCGCATTCGGGGAAATGGGTAAAGAGGAATACCTTAAAGCCAAAAATGCCGCTGTGATAAAACGGGACGAAGCCGCGGCGCAGATACAGAAACTGGAGCAGGAGTTGGAGATGGCTGCGGGGGACGGCCCCCTGCATAACAGGTTCGCTGACTGTTTCCGGAAGTATGCGGAAGTGAAGGAACTGACGGGGGAGATTATAGCGGAGGTTCTGCAGGAGGTTCTAATCTATCCCGGAAAGGTGTTGGATATCGTCTGGAATTACGGGGATGATTTGAAACAGCTGATGGAGATAATGGGCAGATAAAATGAGTACAGCAGGGAATCCCGCCACGTTTTTTAACGTTGGCGGGATTTTCAGTGTACCCGTCGGGCGCACGTTCTAACGGGTGAAGGTTCCGAATCCACCCGACAGAAGATAAAAGCACAAGGACAACAGGAACCGGGGCAGAAGCCACGGAGAAATGAGAATGGGCAGGATTTATGACAGCAAAATTTAAATAGGATGGGGATTCGACATTTTTTTATCATTTTTCAATATTTTTTATTAGTCCGTGCTTGACAGGAGCAGATGACGGCATTGCCGGGAAAATCTCTATGATTGGCGAGGAGAGCCAGATTAAGCTTCAGGATACGATGCAGAAGATTGTAAACGACAGCAACGGCGGGATGGTCTGCATTATCATTTAAGCCGTTAAAACGAAGCTGAAAGTGGTAGGAGATTAATGGTTAATAATAGCAAAAGGAACCCGGCTAGTGGGTTCCTTTTTGGCTGTAGGAATGAGTGTCTGGAGATTGAGGTAATTGAAAAGTGGATGCGTTTCCATTCAAGGACGCATCCACTGTCTTTTTACCAATATTGTTTTACCGTTTCATCAGATTCATTCTCAGATAAATGGAACATCTCCGCAATCTGTTTTATGGTATCTGTCAAAGACACTCCCAGATTTTGCACATTAAAATTGCGCCTTTTATCTCGCTTTCTTCCCGCATTTGTTGAATCGCCAAACACATATTCACCGCTCCTTTCCCCTCAGGATGAGCTGGCTGCAAAAATCTCTATGGAAATAGACCGTGGAATATGGTATACTAACCATAGAACAATTCATAGATTGGGGAGGCTGTTGCTGTGCGGAAACTGGAATATACGTTT